GATAGGGCTCGGAGCTCCTCCGCCTACAGGAACGGTCACGATTGTTGGTTCGTCGCACTTACACACAGCGCCCGGATTCGAGACAGCAGCATTATTGATAGTAGTGCCTGCAGCCGATCTCAATGGAGGACCTGCGGTCTGTTGTTGGGCTGGTGGCGTAACAGGAACAATCGCGGGCCTTGCAGAGCCGCCGCCTCTATACTCCCAGTGCCAGATTTCAAATATAGACCCATTTCTCTTAGCAAGAGGTCCGTAGATACCAAACTTTGGTCCGTTAGCTTTCAAAAACCTATACGCTGAGCTCGATAGTGTCAACGGTTTGCCGCCGTCACTTAGGTCGAACGCAAGCCCCCAACCATGGTTAGATGTTCCTGGCTTTGCTGCCAAGTTGGGTTTTTTTCTCTTTACAGCAACTTGCTCGGCATAGGATCTATAGGAATCTGTTACACCAATTCTAATACCTTGTTTGGCCGCCGCGTTAATCAAAGCACTCATACCAGCGGCCGCTGCAGGGGCTGCCTTATGGCCACTGGTTCCTGGAGCAGTTAGTTTAGCTAATTTGGAATCTGGTATGTTACCATTGGTTCCTGATATGCCCATACTTCCCAGCTGGGCTTGTCCTTGTCCGGCTGACATACCACGAACCGCACCAGACGCAAACTCCTGGACTTTTGATTGGCTTCCTGATGTATATGTTCCTGGAGCGCCTTGACCCTGGTTGACGCCGCCTGGCATTTTGCCCGAAGCAAACAAGTCTGCTTCTGCATTTCTTCTTCTAGTCAGACCCTTCTCGAACTTAGAGCCTTTACGTCTTTTACCCTTAGTCCTAATAACATCAGCACCCAGCTGGGAGTTGCCGGCAGCAATTGCGTCAACGAGCCCCTGCTTGCCCAGTTGTCTCATACCACCTTCACCGGCATTGTAGGTGTAGGATACGAGGGCTGTCTCCTGCGCTTCGTTTAGCTTGCCCCAATTGGCTGAACCAACTGCTCTTCGAGCCCCTGCCACATACTTGGGAAGGTCAGCAGTCTGAAGAAGAGAGGTTGCTTGTGGTTTATTAATGGGCGTGCCAGCGCCATTGCGGCCCTGGGTCACAGGGATTTTGCCACCGCCGCCTATATCAATAAATCCTTGTTTTACCTCTTGTGGCTGAATAACGTGCCCGAAACCAAGCGTCTGGTGGCCATCTCCAATATCGACGGCTCTGGATAGGAACCCTTCATAGAAGGCAATGAATTCAGCTGCGTTAGATGGGGACGCGCTGCCAGCTGATCCAGTTTCACCACTATCATCGCTGCCCGTATAGCTACCTGCCGCGTCAGCTGCTGATCTTGCTTCTGCCGCCTGAACAGATTTCCCAATGAAGTTGGATAGCTTTGAGGACCAATCGCTAGCCGCCTGTGGAGCAGCTGCCTTTGTCACACCTATTTGCTTGCCAGCTGTTTCTTCGGCAGACTTTGTCAGCCTTTCGGTCTGTTGATCTTGCGATACTTTCTTCTGGATCTGACGAGTGTCAGACTGCAGGTTTTCTGACCTACGCTGACTTACCCTCTGCTCTGCTTCCTTGGCTACCTCAGATGACTTTGGTGCCTGAGTCTTTTGCTCAGGAGGAGGTGTCTCGCTAGGAGGCGTTGCTGCTTCAGCTTCGTCTCCGGACAATGCCATATAGCCAATGCCAGCAACGCCTGCGCCCATTGCAAGAGTGCCAAGAAGGCCCATGCCTCCCGAACTACCGCCTGTCAGACCTTGTGGTAGACCAGTATTCGTCTGACCAAGCTCTAGCTTCTCGAGGCTCTTTTGAAGCTCCTCGAGGCTCTTAGTCAGTTGGGGAAAGAGAGATGTTATTTCACCTTGAGGGGCTTGAACAGGAGCGATGTTTGTTCGCTCGAGTCCAGCTTCCTTCTTGGCCATAACTTTGGCAGCAATAACAGCCTTTTGAATCTTGCCGATATTGCCTGTATAGGTTTTAATCTGGTTGAAGGCATTTTGAATAGATGTCAGGCCAACAGATAGCGAGGTCACAGATTGCTTGGTTAGCACCTGCTCTTGATCATCCCTGCCTTGGCCAAGGAAGAATTTAGTCTGAACGGACTTCTTTAGATTGTCATCTATCACGATGCCATCACCCCTGCAACTGAGCCGAAGTAAAGCTGCTTAGCAATAGAACCCATGTTTAGATATGAAGGCTCAGGCACGTCTCCCATACCCTTTGCCCTGCCTTTTGTGGTAGGAAGAGAAGCCGGCTTCGGAGGCGAGGATCCTGCTACGCCCATTCCTGTAGGTGAAGGCGGCTGTTCTGTAGATGCTTGGAGAATCTTTTCACCAAGACCTGGGCCTTTTGCCTCCGCTGATCCAGCTGGAGCAGGCGCGCCACCCTCCTCACCTTCAATTTTCTTGCCCGATTCACTACTTGCAGCCGGCTGAGCCACTCCACCTTGTGTTTCGGGCACGCCCTTGGCGCTATCGGGACCAGAAGCTGCAGCAGTTGGTGATGCACCAGGTGCCGATGCCGCCGGCGGTGTAGCAGTTGGAGGAGGAGCTGAGGCTGGTGGCGGAGCAGATACTTGAGTCGCAGCTGGAGCAGCGGCGGCTGGCGAAGCTGCAGGAGCAGCGGGGATTGCAGGAGCTTTTTGTTGAGCTGCCGGCGCGCCGGTGCTATCAGGGCTTGAGACCTTCTTACCTAGCTCCGCTTCTGCGAGCTCTGTAACAACATCCTTGACCATCGTCATACGCTGGCCTACAAGTGGATCCGTCTCAGGAGCCACACCGAACGTGCCCATGTATACGTCTCTCGCAAGCGATAGTACAAGAGCAGGGATAGCTGTCAGAGGTCCTGCAAGACCAGATGTAGCTTCGAGTCCAGCACCAACCACATCGCCCTTGAGAAGGCGTCCTAGAGCGAATAAGCCGCCTGCTACGGCGCCTACAATAGGAATAGACTTGATACCAGTCTTTACAAGCGACTTCGTTACAAGAGGCTTGGCTATCTTTGCAATCGTGTCTTTGCCAATCTTGGCAGCAGCACCAACACCAGCTTTAGACTTAGCAACAGCACCACCGAGCGCACTTGCAACTCTTCCAGAGCTCTTTCCGAGCACGGCAGTAGCCTGTCTCGCCTTTGCAGCTTTGCTCAGGTGAGATGGATCAACAGTCTTGAAATTCTTTAGAGCTTGCTCAGGCTTAGCATACTTACCAGTAGTTGTATCGAAGAAAGCCCCACCACTGGTTTTGCGGAAGCCTTTACGAAGTTGAGGGGCTGCTCTCTTTGCAGCTCGAGCCTTCTTTACTCCGCCCAGGCCTAGACTATCAAGGAACCCTTCCATGAAGGAGTTGCCAAACGAGTTCTGCTGAGCATCACGAACCTTGTCATCGATTTCTTGCTGAAGACTGGCAATAGCTCCTATTAGCTTTTCTATGTCACTATCAGCTGGTCCGATTGCATCTCCAACTCCCGGAGCTCCAATTGGCGTGGCATCAGGCTGCTCTAGCGCCTGCTCTCTTGCAGCCGCCTCGGTCTTCTTTGCATCCTTTAGCAGTTGCTCTTGCTGCTTCTTTGTGATGACGCCAAGGTCGCCAGCAGTCTTTGCAATGTCTTTCAGTTGCTTTTCAAGAGAACTGATTGTAGGGTTGGATACAGGACTTACCTTCTGAGGCGAGTCCATTGCAGGATCACTGTAGTCGAATCCTTCTCCACCAAGATAACCTAGCAGTCTTCCTGTTCCGGATCTTTTATTGTCTCTTATTCTGTCAACGTTGAGACCCTGAGACTGCATTGCTCCTTCAAGAAAATCCTTGCCGAATTCCTTGGCTCCACGCTTGAAATCGCGCTTCATCTTGCTGCGCTTCATGCGCTTCATTCTTGCTTCGGCAGCTGCGCGGCGTCCCGCATCTTTACCAACCTTACTACCAGAACGACGAGCAGCAACAGAAGCGGTGCGTCCGGCACCGCCAGCTCCCATTCGTCCTAATAGTCCTAGTAGTGGTCCTGGCATTGTTAACTATTCTTTTCCATTTCTTGTTTCTTTTTCTCAAGGAAATTCAATAGCATATCAACATATAAGTCACGCTCATAAGGCATCATGTCTTCTAATTCACTTAATGAATAATTATGATGCTGAGCCATAGCGAACAATACTGTATAGTAGTTGGCTAGAGTGTTATGACTCAGCCCCAGGTAAAAAAATCACTTAGCGTTGTGAGTTCGATCTCTCTCTTATTACCAAGGGCGTTCGTATACTCGATCTTATAGTATAGTGAAGGTAACGAGTCAAAGAACTCTCTAATCTTCGTAAACGTTTCGATGTCGAGGTTATCAACAAACTCTGCCATTTCTTCTTCTGGTGTATCAGAAGCAAGATAAACATCATTCTCGTCAAAGATCTGGTCGATGCACGAACGAACAAGATACTCAACAACAGAGGTCAGCTCTGGGTTATCAGGAGCAGACTCGAGCACTGTGACCGAAGGAAACTTCATCACAATGCCGACATTTTCGTTGATCATGATCTTGTTGTTGATAGGCTTTGTCTTTAGCATCTCAACAGTGTCAAGATCGATCTGGAAGTCGTATACCTTATCGTCCTCATTATCACGATACGAAACATCGATGATGTTATTGACCGAACGCGATCTTAGCTTGAGGAACATAAACTCAAGGTCGAATGTCGTCAACGAATCAATATCAAAAGATGCATCCTGAATACAGTTAGTCAGCACCTGCTTGATGCCGAGAACAATATCCTTTTCCTTGCCAGACTGTTGAGCCGTAAGAAGGATCTTTTCCTCCTTTACAACAAACGGTCTTGCTTTCACAGTTCTATTCTGTGATGGTACTTCCAATTCAAATATGGGTTTGTCAAGTTTAGGTAAAGCCATTATATTTCACTCCTTAATTACTTTGATGCTCATTAGAAACGAGCGGACTGTCTTATTACGTTTTGTGTATTTGCAACTGTTTCGGGCGTAGCTGGTTTTGGTTGTGGGCCCACCAGGTTTGTTTTCTGCCTGCCAATTTTAGATCCTGCCTTGAATGAGCTACCTGATTCAGGATAGTCAACGGTAAAGTCTGAGAATCCAAACGGAATCGAAAGTCTGATCAGCTCATCGTTTGCACCCCAGGAGAGGTCGATGTTAGGCAGAGCCTTTGGATATGCCTTGAACATTCTCACATTCATTACAGGATTGTTACCATATTCCGCGGCGTTACCGCCTTCGTCGCCGGTTGAATAATTGTCGTATACGGAGACTAGTACATCTGTGGTGTAGTTATCTTTGTATCCTACTTCATATGCATATGCCTTGTTGGATCCAACGTCCCAGCTTCTATCGAGAGAAGACTGTCCACGTGATCCCTGGAAGTTGACAATTGTGTTCAACCAGTCATAGAACAGTCTGTGGATCTTGGACTGAGCATCCATAAGGAATGTCAGTGTGATTTCGCTGTAGGCAAGGTTATGAGGAACGCCTTCGGTAGGACCCCAACCAATACGAGGCTGATCGATAGTGGCAAGGTTCAGGCCTGGCAGCTGAGCGGTCTCACAGCGCAGAGAGATCAAACCATCTTCGAAGCCATATTCGCCTATCTGTTTCTGAAGCCCCGTTGGGAGATTAAAGAACACAATAAACCGGTTCGTGCGTAGCACACCGTTCTTTTCAATTGATGATCTAAATCCTGAAATATTGAACATTTATTTACCCATCGAGACTTTGGAATCGGCCCATACTTTGCTCTTCGTCGCCTTCGAGAATCTCTCTAGCGGCAGGAATAAGGCGATGTCCCATTCGGAAGGATACACATACATGAACCTTGATTGCATTTGTGAAAACAAATACTGCTTCACACATGGCTGGATCCACCTCGATCTTGCAGCTCTATTTAGCAGTTCGAATGTGCCTTGAATTCTTGTTGTCTCATCATATCGCTGGTTATTGACCAGGTCATATAGACTGTCCATCAGCTGAGCTCTGACTCTATGAGGCAGATAGTGGAGGTTGATTGCCCAGAACCTGTCGCCCTCTACCCTGAAAGGGAAGATCATAGGGAAGCGGTCATAATAGGGAAGAGTCTCTTTAAACTTTGGATCGTACATAAACATGTACATATTGCCAGGCTTGATCTTACTGACTAGACGAGTCTTGTCTTTATTTAAGAGAGACTTCTCGTTGATGGTCTTACCAAATTGCTTGGCGGTATCTCTATACCACGAACGAGCCGCATCGGTACGCGCTGGTATTTGTCCTGCGCGAACGCCCTGTGTGATGATGGTGTCGAAAATAGTAGCCACTAATATTTAATCCCTAGTTCTTTTTCTGTCATAATAATAAACTTCCAACCTCTATCTTTACAATACTCTTCTGCAGCTTTCCACTTGGCTTCATTTACACCCCACGTCATGACCTCATTTATATAGCGCCTCGAGGGTTTCTGTCCCTTTAGAGTCAGCTTTACATCAGGAGGAGTGGTCTGAGCCCTGGGCTTGACTTCGATAAGTATGCTTTCCAACTTACCGTCTTTTCCTTTTCTCTTCACGAAGAAATCAACAAAGTATCTGTGGCGCTTGCGATCGATCGGAGAGACATATGGTATAACCACTTCTTCCGAGGACCATTCTACAACATCTGGGTGTGCATCCAGATGCATCATCAATTTCAGCTCCCACGAACTCCTATAAATAATCTTTGAGGCGTCCCCTTTGTACTTTTTGGGATTGAGAGCTCTGAACATACCTTTGTGCGCCATAAATACTATTTATAACGAAAACAGGACCATATCAATGGCATTCAATATAGGGAAGTTTGTGAAGTCAGCTGCGAAGACAGTTGGCAATAAGGTGCTTGATGATATCGTAAGTTCGGTGACGTCACAGCTCCCAATGAACGTTTCTTCATCTGCACGATCGACTGCAGAGACTCTGTTTAATGTTGGTGCGTCATACGATTCTATTTCAGCATTTGCTGCACAGAAAGCCGATTGCATCGTAAACCAAAAGGCAGAAGTATTCTATGGCCTTGCAGGAAAGGATCCATCCAGAGTTGCATCTGCGGATCTCAAGAAGCTAAGATCAAGAGCCGTCGAGGATACTAATCAGTATCTTACCGATGTAAACCCATCTACAAAGATTGCGTCTAAGAAAAGAGACGCATCTGTTATTATGGATGGTATCGTCTAATGACCGTAACGACAGAAGCATATAGTTTTCTTAACACAGCAAAATACTTTTGTACTTTGAGCCTCATGGAGTACAACAGACCCAAGCCGTTCGATCCTGGCACATATAAGGCCAAGAAGATCATTCGTCTTCCGCTTCCTTTGGAGCTGAGAGACGACACCGCTGTTTCATATAACAACATCGATCTCAAGGTAGTTGGTGATGTAGCCAACAAAGATTTCAGTGGCGGTCTCGGTGCAGAAGGACTGAGACAAGCAGGAACCGCTTTATCAGCGCTGCCGCGGGCAATTGCAGGCGGTCTGACAAATGCGGGAGGTAATGCAGGGAATGCGGGAATTGGTTTAGGAGCAATGGCGGTTGGAAAGGGTTTAGATAATGCTATCGATCCTGAAGCTATCACTTCAGCCATTCAACAAGCAGCAGGCGTGGCTCCTAACCCCAACCCATCCGTTGCCTTCCAGGGTCCTTCTCTTCGTGAAATGTCATACACATGGACGTTTATGCCAACCAACGCCAAGGACTCAGCGCGCATCCGCGCGATTATTAACCAGCTGAAAGCGGCCGCGCTGCCTAGAGCCAACTCATCAGGGGAATCAGCTGCCATTCTTGACTATCCTTTCCTGTGCCAAATGAACTTCTTCCCATGGGACAACAATGGCACCGGTGCATATGGTTGGTCAAAGAACTCTATTATTAAAATGAAGAGATGCTTTATGGCATCTGTCAACGTAAACTATACGGCCGGAGCTGCTCCTTCATTCTTTGCAGGTTGGAATAACGAGCCGACAATCATTCAGCTTTCTATTAACTTCAAAGAAATTGAATACTTTATGGCTCATGACTATGGCGACAAGGTCGATAGTAAGGGCTTTTCCGGTGGTGCTCTAGAGATTGTTAAGGGTATTTTCGGTGTTGACTATGAAGAAGTTCCACCAGACGCCAACGCTCAAGACCCTACAACAGATGCAACAGCTGGAGCGGATGGGACACAAAAATGAACTACTTCGACAAGCTCCCCACAATCACATATAACGATAATCTGGTAAAGAACCTTCTTGCCAGAGCAAGACTATCCGACTCTGTAAGGAAGCAGAAGACTGCCTTCTATCCATACACAATGGATGCAGCAGACCGTATTGACAATTTATCTAATCTGTATTATGATAATCCAGGATACTCATGGTTGATCTGGCTTACAAATAATACCGTGGATCCATATTTTGATCTTCCTTTATCAGAAGAAGATCTATTCTCTCATATTGTGGCCAAGTATGGATCATTCGAATTAGCACAGAGAAAGATTAAGTTATTCAGAACCAATTGGTATGATAACACTGATCAAGAACTCACTGTTGCTCAATTCGACGCTCTTACATCATCCTACAAGAAGTATTACGAGCCTGTGCTTAATAATGTGCTCAATGTTGCAAAGTATGTCAGAAAGAGACGCGACGAGACTGTTGCTACCAATAAGATTGTCTCTGCCGCTATTACTTCTGTCACGGGGACATTTAAGGTAGGCGAAGAGATTAGAGTAAACGGAACCAACTATGCGTTCTGTACATATGTGTCAGCCACCGCTCTTACGTTGCAGCATGTGGTAGGAACGCTCTCAGGCACGGTCACTGGCCAGGAGTCAGGGGCGACTGCTACTATCGGAACAGTAACGACTCTCAAGGAGACTCTTGCTGCACAGGATAATTCGTTCTGGTCCCCTGTCACATTCCTGGAATATGAACAAGAACTAAACGAAGCCAAGAAGCAAATAAAATTACTCGATGTCCGCTTCGCTTCACAGGCCGACAGCGACCTCAGAAGGGTCATGCTAGCTAGATGAGTTTAATTAAGAACCTTTTTAATGATGTAGAGAAAGTGTTGCTGGGCGCTGTCGTAGGTGCCCTGTCGGAGGCTCTTAACGTCAAATCTCCATCCAAGTTTCAGCCAGGGGATGTTGAGCTTGTAGATATCGTATTGCTTTCAGAAGATCAACAAAGAACTTACTCGCTGATGAAACAGTGCGTGGGCTTTGAGGTGTATGAAAGTATCCTGTGTCCTGTAATGTTCGCAGAGCTTATTATTGCAGACTCTATTGGCCTTCTGCAGAACTTTCCTATTCTTGGTGGAGAGTATATTAAGCTCTCATTCAAGACTCCGAAGAACAGGGGAAAGCCTGCAGAGTTTCTTTTCCGTGTGAAAGGGATCGAGAACAAGCAGGTAAATGAATCCAATAAAAGACTGACGTATACAATTACGTGTGTGTCTTCTGAGCTGATTAATAACTCGAAGACAATAATGACTCTTAATGGTCTCGATAATATCTCCACGTTTGTGAAAAACATTATGGAGAATGATCTGGAAACAAAGAAGCCTATATTCATTGATGCGACAGCCGGTATGGAAAAGGTCCTTCAGACTCGTCTGACTCCTTTCCAGATGATTGATTACCTGAGACAGAGAGCTGTTTCCACTACCTACCTTTCGTCTTCTTTCTGCTTCTTTGAGAACAGAAAGGGCTTTCACTTCACCACAATCGAAAAGATGTTTGAGCAGGCGTTCAAGGAAGATGATACTGATAAGCTATTCTTCTTTGATATGTCTCGTAAAGATAGTGCAGAGAATGTCACAATGCGTAACATCATTGCATACAATCAAATGCAGTATGGGGATGTGATCTCTCAGATCAAGAGTGGCGGACTGAATAACCAGGTCCAGCAGTTCGATATGATTACAGGAGACTTCCGTAAGGTTACATACACAGATAACATCGGCGCAGACCAATTTAAGTCGACATCTCCCACAGGAACCGCATCTAAGCCTTCTACATTCACAAGCAATCACGGCAGAACAACAACGGTCCAGAAGCTGATTCCGGTGAGATCTGATAAGTCTACGGGTGAACTTGCTGAGAAGATTTCCAGAACTCAGGCATATGCTCAGAAGATTGCTCAGAACATTGTGCAGATCCATATCTATGGAGACACAGATATTTCCGTAGGAGATGTTATTCGTTGCCGTTTCCCATCAGGAGCAGATGATAAAGAAGGTCAGGGCACATCGAGATTCACATCAGGTTTCTATCTTGTTTCCAAGGTAAGACATATTGTATTAAATACTGACCGTCCTCAGTACACGCAGGCGCTAGAATTAATTAAGAGTGACATTGAAGAGGTTATGGTATGACAACACAACAATTAGGCCAAGAAGGCTTTCGTTGGTTCTTGGGTCTTGTAGAAGATGTAAAGGATCCTCTGCAGCTAGGTCGTGTAAGAGTCCGAGTGCTCAATGAGCATGACGAAGAAGTAGAGACTGGTGATATTGACTGGGCGCATGTATTGATGCCTAATACATCTGCGTGTGTTGATGGTGTAGGAGATTCTCCTAATCTCGCAGTAGGATCCAGAGTCGTGGGCTTCTATATGGATGGGGAAGAGAAGCAGAATGCAATGATCCTAGGATCCTTTCCTACTATTCCAGGGAACGATACTAGCAGACACTCGCTGTCCTGGCTTGCCAGAGGAAAGAATATCCTCACCAGAAACCCCTTCGGACCAGAACCGGCATCTGCATATGCAGCAGAGTATCCCTTCAACAGAACAATTACGACTCGGGGTGGGCATGTAATCGAGTTAGACGATACTCCCGAAAATGCTCGGATCAATATCTACCATAGCTCTGGCGCATATATTGAAATAAATAATGATGGTCGTATGGTCATTAAGTCACAATCTGATTCCATTGACGTTATCGGTGGAGTAAAGTCTGTATACGCCAAGGGCGATATTGATATTGTTTCTGAAAAGAATGTCACTATTGCTGCTGGCAAAGGCATCAAGATGGGCGCTCCTGGTGGTGTTACTATTACCCAGGGAAGTCTTATGGTCAAGGGCGCTATCTCTTCTGCTGTTGGTGTATCAGGAACGTTCACAACACCATCCGGTAAGGTTGTAGAAGTGCTCAATGGCGTTGTAGTAAACATATCTTAAGGAAAATATTATGGGAATTTCGGCAAAAGAACTAGAAGTTAATACAAAGCACATTAACGAATTGGCCGATCAGATTCGTAACAATACTGATTGTGAAGTCCTCCTTCTTATTGTAGATGAGCATCTCGACTCGGTTCGGGATCTGTTTGCAGACATCAAGGAAGAGATGAGAAAGCTACTGACGGACATTCTACCAGTTGCAGGACCACCTTCTCCCACTCCTACATCGATTGTGGCGTGGATTAATAAGCTGATTACGAGTCTTATAACGCCTCAGTTGTTAGCTCATATTAAATACACAAAGAAACTAATTCAGATGGCGGCAGCTATCTACAATGTAATTGATGCAATCAGAGTAGCAAAAGAGACTCTTCCTCAGTGTGCTATCGAGATCAAGGATCAGGTGCTGACAGAGATCGAAAACCAGATCAAGGGTGTTGTAGACGAGGCTCTTGGTCAGATCGAAGAAAGCATGACTGCAGTTCTTGGAATCGCTGACCCCAGTCAGACAGTATTACGAATTGATACATCTTCGCCAGAGGCTTTCATTCAGACAGTTGATAAAGCGCTTCCAGCGATTGAGCAGAAGGTCGATGATTTTAAAAACGCACCATTGCCAGCATAAGGTAAAATAAATGACACGCGCAGACGCATTTACAGAGCTAACGAATCAGGATGAGATCTACTCAGACTTCCTGATCAATATGAACCCACATCCTGTGTCGGGTGCTCTCTTGCGTTTTGTCAACGATAAGGCTGTCACAAGATCAATTCGTTCCCTTATTCTGACCAACCCTGGTGAGAGACTTTATCAGCCAGAG